ATGCTGATTGGCTATGTCAGGGTGTCAACAAATGACCAAAACACCGATTTGCAACGGAATGCGCTGCAGAGCGCAAATTGTGAACAGATTTTTGAGGATAAAATCAGCGGCAAGACCAGCGAGCGGCCTGGTTTAAAGCGGGCGCTGCGGACGTTAAAAGAGGGCGATACTTTGGTGGTATGGAAGCTCGATCGACTGGGCCGCAGCATGCGTCACCTGGTCATGCTCACCGAAGAGCTGCGCGAACGCGGGGTAAACTTTCGTAGCCTCACGGACAGCATCGATACCAGCACACCGATGGGCCGTTTTTTCTTTCATGTGATGGGCGCACTGGCGGAGATGGAGCGCGAATTGATTGTCGAGCGAACTCGTGCCGGCCTGACCGCTGCGCGTGAGAAAGGACGCATTGGTGGCCGCCGGCGCATTATGACACCGGAAGTCGTTGCCAGAGCGGAACGCATGATGGCGAATGGCGCCACGCTTCATCAGGTTGCACTCGTATTAGATGTTTCAACCAAAACCATTTATCGTTATATTCCAGCGCCAAAACAGCACCATTTACGCGGTTCTTCTTACTGAACGATCAGCAAACCTCAATCGAATGCATCCTTTTCACTGACCTGACACTCTGAGCACACCCACAACACGGAGTGCTACAGATGTCTGATTTTCATCACGGTGTCCGCGTCGTCGAAGTCAATGACGGTACACGCACCATTTCAACAGTTTCAACCGCCATTGTTGGCATGATCTGCACCGCAGAAGATGCTGATGCAACGGCATTTCCTCTTAACACACCTGTTCTGCTGACCAACGTGCAGGCAGCTATCGGTAAAGCCGGCACCAAAGGCACCTTAGCGGCCGCGCTGCAGGCGATTGCTGACCAGGCGAAGCCGGTAACCGTCGTGGTTCGCGTAGCAGAAGGCGCGAGCCAGGCTGAAACCACCTCTAACCTGATTGGCTCGACGGATGCGAACGGTAAATACACCGGCATGAAGGCGCTGCTCAGCGCGCAAACGCAGCTGGGTGTTAAACCGCGCATTCTTGGCGTGCCGGGTCTGGATTCGCTGGAAGTGGCGACAGCGCTGGCCAGCATTGCCCAGCAGCTGCGTGGCTTTGCCTACGTCTCTGCCTGGAACAGCAAAACCATTTCTGACGCCATGAAGTACCGCGAAAACTTCAGCCAGCGCGAGCTGATGGTGATCTGGCCAGATTTTATTGCCTGGAACACGGCAACCAATAAATCTGAAATGGCTTATGCCACCGCACGTGCGCTGGGCCTGCGCGCCAAAATTGACAACGACACCGGCTGGCATAAAACCCTGTCTAACGTGGGCGTCAATGGCGTGACGGGTATCTCTGCAGATGTTTTCTGGGATCTGCAACAGACCGGCACCGATGCCGATCTGCTGAACGAAAAATGTGTTACCACGCTGATTCGCAAGGACGGTTTCCGTTTCTGGGGCAACCGCACCTGCAGCGATGATCCACTTTTTGCCTTTGAAAACTACACCCGTTCAGCACAGGTGCTGGCCGATACCATGGCGGAAGCGCACATGTGGGCCAACGACAAACCGCTGACGCCAGTACTGGTACGCGAAATCATCGCCGGTATCAATGCCAAGTTCCGTGAGCTGGTCAGCGCCGGTTATCTGCTGGGCGCCAACTGCTGGTACGACGAAAGCGCCAACGATAAAGAGAGCCTGAAGGCGGGCAAACTGTTTATCGATTACGACTACACGCCGGTGCCGCCGCTGGAAGATCTGACCCTGCGTCAGCGCATCACCGATACCTATCTGGCGAACTTCGCCGCATCCGTAAACAGCTAAGGAGCCGGATAAATGGCACTGCCACGTAAACTCAAGGGGTTGAACCTCTTCAACGATTCAAACAGCTATCAGGGCATCGTCACCGCAGTTACGCTGCCGAAGCTGTCACGCAAGCTGGATACCTACCGCGCTGGCGGTATGAACGGTGCGGCATTCATTGATAACGGCCTGGACGATGCGGCACTCGATATGGAGTGGACGCTGGGCGGGATGGATGAGCTGGTATTAAGCCAGTGGGGCGCGATGGCGAACGTACCGTTGCGTTTCACCGGTTCTTATCAGCGTGATGACACCGGCGAAGAAATCGCCGTGGAAATCGAAGTACGCGGTAAGCACCAGTCCTTTGACTTCGGTGAAGCAAAACAGGGCGAAAACACCGAAACCAAAATCACCAGTAAAAACACCTATTTCAAACTGACCTGGAATGGCAAAGAGCTGATTGAAATCGACACCGTCAACATGGTGGAGAAGGTCAACGGCGTCGATCGTCTGGAACAGCGCCGTAAAAACCTCGGCCTGGTGTAATAACAACGGCCGGCGCGTCCTGCGCTGGCCCCTCTTGATTGGGATGGAGAAAAAATGGAACAGCTTGATAAGCCAGAACTGAAAGAAAACCTGGTGGTGCTGGAAAGCCCGATTTCACGTGGCGATGTGGTGATCGCTCAGGTTGAGCTGGTGAAACCGACCGCCGGCGCGCTGCGCGGTGTGCGGCTGGCTGATCTGGCCTCGTCCGATGTGGATGCCCTGTTGATGGTGCTGCCCCGCATCACCATGCCATCGCTGACCAAAGCAGAGTGCAACGCACTGGACCCAGTTGACCTGATTGCCCTGGGCGGCAAGGTGATTGGTTTTTTGTCAGCGAAATCGGCCGCGTAAGCTGGCCCCGCGATCTGACGGTCAATGACCTGATGGCCGATATTGCCAGCGTTTTTCACTGGCCACCCTCAGAAATGTATCCCATGTCGCTGGAAGAGTTACTCGACTGGCGGCATAGAGTGATGATCCGCAGTGGAGTAACCTCAGATGAGTAACACGCTCAAGCTGCAAGTGCTGCTGGAAGCGGTTGATCGGGCTACGCGCCCGTTCAATGCCGTACGTAAAGAAACCGAAAAGCTGTCTGCGGATATCCAGGAAACGCAGGATCGCCTGGACGAGCTCAACGCCAAATCCGCGCAGATTGAAGGGTTCCGTGAAACCCGCAAAGAACTGACGCTGACCCAACAAAATCTTAAAAATACCCGGGCAGAAGCAGCGGCACTTGCCATTCAACTTAAAAACACCCAAAACCCTACCGCAGAACAAACCCAGGCGCTGGATAAGCTGCGTCAGTCGGCTAACGCGCTGCAGCAAAAAAACCTTCTACTGCGTCAGTCGGTACAGGAGCAGCGCCAGTCCCTGAACGAGGCGGGAATTTCCACGCGCCGGTTGAGCAGCGAGCGCCAGAAGCTGAATCAACAAACAGAGCGCACGACATCCACCCTCAATGCGCAGGGTGAGTCCATGAATCTGCTAAATCAGCGTCAGGACAAGCTCAACCGCACCCGTGAACGTTACCGTGCGGGCATGGCGCTGGCAGATAACGTACAAAGCGCCAGTTCGAAAGCCAAAGACTTTGTCGACAAGGGCCGCAAAGTTATCGATTACCTGTCACCCAGCGACGCGAAAGACGGCAAGGGACGCGTTGACGGGCAGGGCGCGGGCAATATCACAGAACTCAATAAGGCGATGGCCAGTGTCGGCCCGGTGGCAAAACAGGCGGGACTGAGTGTTGGCCAGACTGCGGCCATGATGGGCGTGCTGGCGGAAAACGGTATAACGGGCAGCCAGGCAGGCGCCGGCGCCAGTGCGATGTTAACGCACGTTCAGGCGCCTGATGCCAGCGCAGATAGCGCGCTTAAAGCGTTGAATGTGCAAACCGCTGACGACCAGGGCAACAGTCAGCCCATTTTCGCGGTGCTCAGCCAGGTGCAGGCGGCGTTTGAGAAAAACAAGCTCGACGCTGCCCAGCAGGCCACTTATCTGCAGGCCATCTTTGGTGAACAGGGCGCCGCACCTGCCGCAGCATTGATGAAGGGCGCGGCCAGTGGCCGGCTGGATCAGCTGTCTCAGTCGCCCGCAGCCCAGCCGCCTGCAGCAGATGCCTCTGTGGATACTAACCTGCAAGCTATCAGTCAGGACGGCTTATCCGTTCAGTCCGTTCTGACCGGCGTCATGAATATCAATCCTCAACTTTCTGACAGCCTGCTGACGCTGGCGGCCGGTGGGCTGACCTTGGTGGATTCCCTGGCCAGCGTCGGGAACATTGCCTGGCCGGTCATTAGCGGGCTGAGCACCATCATGGCGGGCGTGGAGCTGCTGGGCGGCGCATTTGCCATCATCGGCGGCGCCATTACGGCCACGCTGGGAGCGATCACGCTGCCGGTGGTGGTGCTTGGTGCCGCTATCGCGGCGGGGGCCATGCTGGTTTATCAGTACTGGGAACCGATTAGCGCCTTTATCAGCGGCATCGCTCAGGGCTTCAGTGCGGCGATGGGGCCGATAAGCGACGCGTTCGCGCCGCTGAAGCCGGTATTTGAGTGGTTCAGCAATAAAGTGTCCGAGCTGGGGGCCTGGTTCTCAAAGCTGCTGGAACCCGTGAAGTTTTCTCAGCAGGAACTGGCCTCGGCAGGTGAGATGGGACAGCGCTTCGGCAATATGCTGGCGACGGCACTCAAATTACCCGGTGAAGCCCTGAATCAGCTGCGAGGCGGCATTGACTGGGTGCTGGGCAAGCTTGGCATCATCGATGAGAAATCTGACAAGGTGAAAGACAAGCTGCCTCCGCCCAAAATGCGTGAGCAGGATGAAGAGGATGAGGATAACGCGGATGCCCGTCCGGCCGCATCGCGCGCCAGCCTGAACAGCACGCTCAATCAGCCTTTGCCCTCGGTTAACAATTCAAACGTGGATAACCGTCAGCACACGGTCACCAACAATATCTATGCGACAGGTGAGCCTCAGGCGATTGGACAGGTCGTTGCGCAGTATTCCACTGCATCGCCATGGTCCACGTCTGACCATAGCTATAACTCCATGTTTAGTCTGGATTAATTAACCATGATGATGATATTAGGCATGATGCCGTTTGTACGGCAAACCCTTCCCTTCGACAATTTACAGCATGACATTACCTATCGCTGGGCGAAAAACAGCCGCGTGGGGCGTCGTGAGTCGACCCAGTTTTTGGGCGGCGGCGACGATAAAATCAAGCTGTCTGGCGAACTCCGGCCTGAAATCACCGGCGGCAATGTCACACTGCTGGCGCTGAAGACTATGGCCGATGAAGGGCTGGCGTGGCCGCTGATTGGCGGCAATGGCATTATTTACGGCATGTTTGTTGTGACGGATTTCTCGGCCACGCATACGGAGTTCTACAGCGACGGCAGCGCGCGCAAGATAGGCTTTACCCTCAACCTGATGCGGGTAGACGATTCACTAACCAGTATGTTCGGGGACTTAAAAAGGCAGGCGGAAGAACTGCAAAACCGGGTCAGCGACGCAGCGCAACGGGTCGGCTCTGTCATCAATAGCGCCACTTCTGCGCTGAATGGAGGGCGCTGAGATGAGCGATATCGTCCCGATTCCGGTGCCCCTGCGCGTTGCGCCTACGCCGGACTTTACTATCAAAATTGAGACGAAGGATAAAACAGAAGATATTCGCCCACGGCTGATTTCTCTGAAGTTGACGGACAACCGCGGCCTGGAGGTCGATCAGCTGGACCTGGTACTCGACGACAGTGACGGCCAGTTGGTCATGCCGCCCTTTGGCGCGAAAATAGTCTTAGAGATAGGCTGGAAGGGGCAGCCGCTTGCAGATAAAGGCTCCTACATCATTGATCAGGTCACCTACCAAGGCGCGCCGGACACGATAACGGTGGTCGCCCGAAGCGCCGATTTTAGCGGTTCGCTCGATGTTAAAATCACTGATTCGTATCCAGACATGACGGTTGGCGAGGTTGTGGAGAAAATCGCAAAACGTAACGGACTTACCTCCGACGTGCGGCCGGAGATAGCCAGAAAAAAGATTAAGCATATCGATCAGACACAGGAAACGGACGGCACGTTCATTACCCGGCTGGCAATGCTGGTTGGCGCGGTGGCGGCAATAAAAGATAAGACGCTGCTGTTCTTTGCCCCCGGGAAGGGCGTGACCGTGAGCGGACAGCCGATTCCACTTCTGAATCTGAACCGACAGGATGGCGATAAGTATGAGTACAAATTGTTTAAGCGCGACGATTACAGTGGCGTTGAAGCAAAATGGTACGATCAGAAAAAGGCGCAGCAGAAAGGGATAACCGTCAACACGATACCGCCAGCAACACCGGCGGTGAACCCTGTCCATCCGGCGGCCAAAAATATCCCCACAATCGGGCAACAAGACCCGGGAAAAACCTATGTTTTTGGCAGCAATAAGAAGCTGTTCTTACTGAATACGCACTTCAGTAGCCAGGAGGAAGCAGAGGAGGCGGCTAAAGCGAAGTGGCAGGATCTGCAACGTAACCGGGCTACGTTGAAGATCCTACTGGCACTGGGCGCTGCAAAGCTGATTCCTGAAACGCCGGTCAAAGCCCAGGGCTTTAAATCGGTCATCGATAATCAAAAATGGCTGATTACCAATATCGTGCATACCATCGATAAAAGTGGATTTACCACCTTGTTGAACCTGGAGCTGATGGTTGAAAACGTGGATTACGTCTTAGTGGAAAAACAGGATGGTTAGATTAAGTCTAATTTAAGTTGCTTTTTGTTTAGTCTTTGGCTAATGTTGTTGTATGCCAGAGAGGAGAACCACCATGATGCATTGCCCAAAATGTCAGACCGCCGCCCATACGAAAAGCAGTCGCTACGTTTCGAAAGAGACGAAAGAACGTTATCACCAGTGCCAGAACATTAACTGCAGTTGTACCTTTAAAACCCTGGAGAGCGTGTCCGGGATTATCGTCGAACCGGCGCAGATCAATACGGTGCCGATGATGGCAAAAGGCAGCAATAATCCGTCACCGCAGCTGCTGTAAGCCCAACCCGCGAAAGCGGGTTTTTTTATGGCTGCGGCCTGGATGGGATCGCAGGGAGATGAGGCTGAAGGCCAGCGAGCCGTTGACGTTTAAGGGGGCGACAGCGCCCTCTGGGAGTTCTGTTAATAACTGTACGGCGGGTAGGGCGCGCGGACCCTTGGGGACAGTGGCAATAACTGTACGGGAATGAAAAGATTCCAGGAGTGTCAGCACGACAAAATATATGTCCAGTGAATGGAGATGAATTGTGGCGGTATTTTCGGCAGAAGAAAACTCAGGGTTATAAAGCATTTTGGCACTGAGAGTGAGTCAACAGTGATATTTTAAATTTTGCATGAGAATTCCCTTCTTCCCTGCGGAAGAAGGGAAGGGTCCAAAATCAGTGAACGATATGTGTAAATTTGCTCTCAATCATCACCAGCCCCGACTCTGTTCGCACAAAGCGAGGCGCGGTTAAGTCGTCACTCATAATGTTAACCATCTGGAATAACAAGCCGGTGATATGTTTCTGCAAATCCGTCGAGGCCTGCTGATTTAGCAACACTAACGTCAATGCGCTGCAATATTGCCGCATCTCTTCCGAGTCTATCAAATCCTTGGTGCGACAGGCTTTGTCATCACCTTTCTCCAGCGTGAGGCGTTTAATCAGGTGTTCTGGCAGTGGTTTGTCTAATAGAACTTTCAAGACTTCCAGTGCAGCCAGCAGACGACCGCACAGCGCCATGCGATCTACAATATCGTTACATTCAACCAAGGAATCGACATAGCGCACGCACGTATCCAGCACCTGAAAGAGATCGTGCGTGGTGCCGAGCGGCGTTTTCAAGAGGTTTGAGATCGCAGATTCGATAACTGGTTGAATGTCCACGATTTGATGATGGGCTGTTGTGTTACTATCGGTGTTAGCCATAGCGTTGTTCCTTAACACTGAACGTTGTGGTTAAACGCTCCGGTATGTGTTGCATCACTGCCGGAGCGTTGCTCTCTTAAAAGGCCTCGTGTTAGTGTGGTCTTTTATAAGGCTAAACTGAAGGAGTAGGTAGCCACATGTCAATAATAATGCGTGAAAAAAAACCAAAAGGTGGAGGCAAGTCCCCACAATTTAAAATGCGCATTGATCCTGCCTTGAAAAAACAGCTCAATGAGGTTGCAACTGAAGAAGGAATTAGTCTGGCAAACTGGTTGAAGAATTTGGCGAGGGAGGCATTAAAGGCAAGGGGAATTGAGCCGAAGGGGTGAGTTTGTACGTGAAATATTGAGTTAATTATATGTGTGGTAAATGAAAAAAAGCTAAATTTCACTATTGTGAAGTTTTTAATGTGGCCATTACAAGTTTGATAAAATAGCTGAGGCTTTGATGGAGTTGTGAGTAAATGAAGCTTTTTATTGTATGGTTACTGCAATCTTTTTTCTGTCTTGTACCGATTATAGTCAGTGTTGTTGGTGCTTATTTTATTGTGCGATTCGTTCCATTTTACCCAATGGGGTTTGTGGTTGCCTGGGTCGGTATCGTTGCTTATTTTTATATAAGATATAGTAAGTGGGTTTAACCTCAACCGTATAATCTTTTTCATGGCGATTTTCAAAACACCATGAAGTTTCAATATTTATCTGTAATATGATGTTCAGTGAATCGGGCCTTACCCATATTGACTTGCTCAAAGTAAATAATCAGGATGTAAGATTCTTATAAATGAATGAGCAATCTAAGTTGTACGCTTACAAGATTAGCTATGAGATAACATTCAAATAAAATAAGATTGCCAGAAAGAAGAGCAGATTACGATAATGGACGAGACAGAAAAAACAGTACTCGATCTTGTTGAGACTTACAATGATCGCAGCATATTTACCTTTAAGCGGTATCCGCTCAAACATAATACCGATCTTAATGAAGATTTTCGAATGGACCCGTTAGATGCCTATGATTTACTGGAGGAATTCACAGAGAGATTTTCAATTAATTTAGATGAAATCAATTTCACTCGCTATTTTCATGAAGATAATGGCAAAGCAGAAAAGGCGTTGACCATTCAATTACTGATTGACTCGGCCCGAGCAGGTCACTGGACGGATGAAGAAAAATCAAAAACAGAAAATACCTTACCCTCAAACTCAGACAGGAAAATAATGAAAAAGGGAAAAAATAAGACGATTTATGTTTTAGCATTCATTATATTTTTTCTGATTCTCCCGGAAATAGTGGTTCGTACACTAACCCCAGAACAACTCGTCAGACTCAGCGATTTCACAAGCCTGGGCGGAATTTTTAGCCATCTCCTTTCGTTAATACTTTTTCTCGGTATAACATCGATTTTGCTGGGCATTGCCGCTATCTGTCTGGCAAAAAAAATCTACCGATATTTTGTCAGGTTAAAAAAATAGCATACCTGCAGTACGCTCTGTATGCGTTACCAACGCACTGAGAGCAAAATTTTGCCAAAGCTGAAAACGTTGAGCGAAAGCAATCCAGGAAAGCGTATAGGATCCAAGGACCTGTTTTACAGTGGCTGGTCCGCGCAAACTCATGGGGGAAATGTGAGTAGGTCAAAGTGTGCCATTCTTAGCGTAATGTGAGGTGTAATACGTTATTCCGCCCTTGCAGGATGCGGACGAGTTGGGCATCGCCATGGAGAGCGAGAAAGCGCTACTGGAGCAATGGAGAACCTACCGCGTGGAGACCTTAACGGCACCGGATATTAGTTGGCCGGGAAAGCCTAAACAGAAACATCCCCGTTACAGCGGGGACTATCAGGAAATTTTAGAGGCGGGAAGGCTTAATTTTGCCATTCAATCATCTCATCCAGCCGTTTTAAAATATCTGGGAAGTAGCTCTCATTGATGCCGAAATCACCTTTCACCTGAGCGCTGTCAGCATGCGCTTCAGGACGAAGGTCATATTCAATAATTACACCCTCTTCGCCGGTTACTTTCCTGATTATCAGATTCAGTTGATGGCACTGGCTTTGAAACACGAAAGGCTTTATCTCACGTTGAGCAATTAAAGCGTTATGGTGCGCTGCAAATTGCTCACGTAGTTCCAGTAGCTCACCTACCGTAAATTCAGTTTGAAACTGTGCTTTCAGGCCAGGAACAGAAAATTCAACAAAAGATTTTATCCAGTCCCAGCGATGATGTTCAGGGTCAATGTCGTTATCGACCACTCTTTCAAAAGGAGAAACCGTAAACGTAAATTTCTCGTCTTTAATATCAAACATTGATGCGTTCCTGTCGGTTTTTAAAAATACATAAAGTGGGTGATTGTCCAGTCGGACTCTCTTACCACAACTTCGAGTGTGTATTTTTTATACTCAGTAGTGGCCTTCTTACGATAAAGCTTGTACATCTCAATTTCGTATCTGTACAGGCCTTTAACTTTCCGGGGATCGGCCGTTCGCTTACCAAAACGAATAGCTTTTTCCTGAATATGTAAAGGAACATAACGATCCGTTTCATACATGTGCTTAGCAGCCGTTTCGGTCATTTTCAGGTTGCGTACAGATAAGCCGAGTTTAAACCGGGCGCGCAAAAATGAAATCGTTCCCTGGCCAAGCTTTGCTGTAATGGCTGTTCGCGTACCCGCTTCAAATAAAGCACGGCCAGTGCGGAGAATGCGGAAAACACCAAAAGCAATCAGTGCAATATCAGTGGGATCGAACAACGGCGTTTCAAGCGGAGCCTCTTCAAGCCGGACAAAATGGCCCTGTGCATCATAAATTTGCCAGAGGCCGGGAGCCTGAGCCACGGTGTAGCCGATACACATACCGCTTGTTTCATCAAGCACCGGCTGAGCATTGCGTGGTAGATGTTGTGGCCGAAGCTCAAAAAATTCTCCGGGGGGCAATCTTGACTCAAAAGTGTAATACCGTCCAGGTTCCTGTCTTTCTGCTCTTCCTGAGATCATTCTCGTTCCCTCTTTTTGATGATGGCTGTTCATAGTGCCACAGGAAGGCAAAGCGATCATTCCCGAGTAAATGCCCGATCATTCTTCAACAAACCCCAATTGTATAAACGGCATCGCCTGACCTGACATTCCGGGCACATCCATTTTACGGGGGGCATCAGATGTCTGATTACTGTCATGGTATCTGCATCGTCGAAATCATGGATGGCACGCGCACCATTTCCATCATCTCTACCGCGATTATTGGGCTGGTCTGTTCCGCCTGGGACGCCGACACTACCGCTGAATACGCCGGTATTGTTTGCTAACGTGTAGGGTGGTATCGCCAAAGCCGGGGCAAAATGCACGTTAGCAGGCGATTTTCGACCAGGCCAAATCGGTTAATGTCTTGGTGCGCGTTGCCGTGGGTGCGACCGAAGCGGAAATCGGCCAATAAGATTGACCCGGCTGTCGCCGCGCTGATGGCGTTCGGTACCTGGCAGACTGAGCATGAGTATTTCGAATACAGTATGACTGATAAGCACAAAGAAAAATTGAGGCTTTTTGAAGGAATATGAAGAAAGGTTGATAACGGGCGGTCAGTGACCGCCTTCTGATTCAAGCGTAAGGAAATTCTGTTTGAGTGAGTATTTCTTTTATTTTGTCTTTATTTTGGAAGAATCTTGCTATGTAGCAATCCTTATGGTGCTTGGAAATGTAATTAAAAATTGATTTGGTTATTTTTTCAATTTCCCCATCTAATCCATCCATATCGAAAGCCAATACATCCTTTGCATCTTTTCTTAAGTTTTTATTTTTCATAGCTAAAGTGCAAATTACGTAATTTCCATGTGTATGAATAGAGTTCTCTTTCCCGTTGGATCTTAATGAGACTTTTTGCAAGCGTTCATGGGTGATTCTAAATAAATTAACGCTATTAATTACGAAAACGCCACTGACACTCGGGTTGAATACCTGCCTGTATATACCGGCAGTAAGGTTGTCGTAGAATCTCCCTCTGTAAGACTTAAGTGTTGCTAACAGTCTTTCATCACAGGAGCAACATACTAGAGCTGATAATGCCTCATCAAGATCAATCACTGTTGAAACTGATGATTCACTATAGTCTTGTCTATGGATGTTATATTTATAGTTTCTTTCTACGTACACTTCATTTTGAATTCTTATTTGTTCCGGGTCTTGTGAAGCAAAATCTCTTCCAGTAACACGGTTCTGATGATTATTAGTTCGAGTTACTGTATTAGCGAAGTTTTGATTGTCTTGAGTTTTAATGAATCGTACTGGAACTTTTATTGTCTCAAGATATCCTTCGGGTAAGTTGTTGGCATTCAAACCTATGGTGCTAAAGGTTTGAGCACCATTTATGATGCTTGCATTTCTAAAAGTGAACGAACCTGCGTCTCTTACAGTTGAAACTCTAGATCTTTCTTTCTTTTGAATGTCTTCTACTAAGATTGTTATTCCGTTATTGAAATACCAGAATTTTTCAGGAGAGTTGTTTATTGTTTCTTTTATTGATGAGTTAACGTCTGTTTTGCTGCTTAGAACTCCACGGATGTTTTTCTCAAGTAACTTATCGGAATATTCGTCCCACCACTCTGCCAGCTGAATTCCTGTAATCAGACCGAATACTGCCTCGTAAGGTTCAGCTATTAGTCCATACTGCAAAAGCTCAACGCTCTCGAGTGATATATTATGAATTGATTTCTTTCTCAGATATTGAACCATATCCTCAAGACATAAAGGCAGAACATTAACTATATAAGTGTTCCTATCATCTATTGATTCAGCAGCCATGCTTTCATTAATTTCTTTCTCCCAATCGGAAATTCTTCTTTTAATGTCGTCGCTTAGTTCTTTTTTACCTGTGTATGCATAAACCAAATAAATTTTATAGTCGAAATTGGTAATGGCTTCACTTATGTCACTTGCGGATTTGTTGAGATGCTCATTGAATAAATGATATTTTTCATCAATTAATTCAATGCAAGATTCCTTAAATCTGATAAAGTCAGCTACCGCAATAGAACCGGATGCATTTTGATCATATTTCGACTGTACTATCACAAGCTTTCTTAATTGATGGTTCACATAAACAGCATCAATGCCATTGTCAGTTGCCCCATCACACACGCTATGAGAAGCTTCTAAAGCTGTACTCGGTTCACCATAAATATCAATTGCTAGGGCAGCTATGCACCGTGAGGTGATTTTTATATCTTTTTCTTTATCATGGTCAGCAATATCACCAGTATAGATGTTTGCTGCGTATGTTTCATAAACCCTGCGACCAACGCGTTTTGCTAATGTAGAAAGTGACATATGGCGATCATTCCTTTTGCATCATGCTATGTGATAGGTAATGAACTAATAACTAGTAATACTTGAACCAAGTATCCTATGGGTATCCTAGGATTGGTTTTGAATGATATTTTGTAGGTAAGTCTTTGAAAAGTGGTGGCCCCTGCTGGGTTTGAACCAGCGACCAAGCGATTATGAGTCATGTGAATAGCTTGTTTCATCATTTTCCACCTTTAATCATGCCTACCTTTTAAATAATATAAATCAGTAAGTTAACTTTGCTTCTTCGTTTCATGTTGTTCCGGGTTTTTCCTTTCAGTATCATCCTTACGTCACCTGCTACATCACCCAGAAAACGGCAGTAAAACTTTTCTCGTAAGGGCTCTCTTTTGGCAAACAATCTAACGGACTCAATGGTGCGCGGTCTTAAAGCTCGCGACTCGGCTTATCAGGTATGGGACAAAAGTGGTGAGCGAGGAGCAGGGCGTCTGGGCGTTAAAGTTGAGCCATCCGGGCAGCGGGTTTTCTACTATCGCTACTACTGGGATGCTAAGCGCCACTTTATTCAGTTGGGTCGTTACCCTGAAATGTCGTTAGCTCAGGCTCGCCAGCTTGCGAAAGGTTATGCCGGTACGCTGAAGGAAGGGAAGAATCCTAAGGTCGAAAAGGCTGAACAGGAAATCGCGCTGGAAAAGCAAAAGCGTGCCGAACAGTTAAAGGGCAGCATCAAGCAGCTTATTCAGGGCTACACCAACAAAATGCGGGAAGATGGAAAGCGGACATGGCAGCAGGTGCTGTACCGTCTGGAAAAGGAAACCTATTCCTTTATCGCCAAAGATACGAAAGCTAACGAAGTCACACCGCTACATATCAAACAGATTCTGTCCGCTATCATTCAGCGCGGGGCGAGTGTTGAAGCGAACCGTGTGCGCTCTTATCTGATGGCAGCTTTCAACTACGGGCTCAAAGCGGACAACGATCCGGCCAACCACCAGCAGAACGTGATGTTTGGACTTGAGATGAACCCGGTGAGCGTCATCCCTAAGCAGTCTGCTGCAGAGAAAGCGGGAACCAACTGGCTGAAGTTGAATGAACTGCAACAGCTGATGGGTGACTTTCCCAAAACGCCAAGTGTTGGCAGCACGGTGAGCTTGCTGCTTAATTTATGTGTTTACGCTGGTGGTCAGCGCCCGCATGAACTGGCTTCCAGTCGGTGGGATGCCGTGAACTGGGAAGAGAAAACACTGTTGATAGTTGCTGACGTCTCAAAGAACAAGCGCGACCATTTGGTGCCATTAACGGATTCATCTATAGAAATTCTGGAAAGGCTGAAGAGCGAGAACGTTAATGATAGCCCATATATTTTCCCGCAGCGATTGGATGCAGGTAAGCATCTACGGACTGACAGCTTTGCGCAGGCAATCATCTATTATCGCGAGCACTTTCCTGACAATCCGGTGTTTGTTGCGAGGGATTTACGGCGGACCTGCAAAACGCTGATGGGCGAAATCGGTATTTCGAAAGAGTTGCGCGATCGCATTCAAAACCATGCATTGCAGGATGTGAGCTCGAAGCATTATGACCGTTATGATTATCTTGTAGAGAAAAGAAGGGCATTAGAACAGTGGGAAAACAGGGTCAATCATATTGAGCGGGCCACCAGCAACGTAGTGAATTTATTCCAGAGAGGATGAGAATTGGCTAAATATAGCCTCAATTCTTTGAAGAGCATTTACGAGCCTGGTTCGTCGGATAGCGTATTGTTGAATAGATTGGGCATTATCGATGAAGCAGAAATTGATGTGTTATCAGTTTAGGCAGATGCTGGGTTACAGTCTTTTTGGCGAGCATAAAGCGTTTTAAAGGCTTTTCAGGCCGAAATCCTGACAGCTGTATGCCGATAATAAAGCTTGTTGACGATATTTGGCCGAATTAGCGAGCTAAACCGATAGCTTTTGCTTTAGCTTGATACTGCTTAATATTTTGCACAGTTCTACCCGTTTCAATAGCCGTTGAGCTAGCAACGGAGCGGCAAATTTGTTGTTTGGTGATTTTGGCGCTGGTGGCTCGACTTTGCATTGTGAGGTCCTCATTGTGCTTATCGGGTTTGTAGTGGGTGGGAGATGAGCTTACAAGATGGTTTATCAGAGGGTGTTTGCCGGGAGGTAGCCCACCATTGAGGTGGGCTAATCTGCTTAATCCTGGTACCTGGCTCTTGCTCTCACTTCTTGCATGTTCATTCCGTGATGAAAACGCTGATGTCCACACATCCAGCATGAACAAAGACATGGCGTATGATAAGCCTTACCGATATTGACGATAGTAGCACCTTCAGGCCAGCTGTAAGCCGCATTATTGTAACGACCGCGTTTAGTTTTGAGCCTTTTCATATGATGGCGACGAAACGCTCGATTTCTTGTATGCATGGGTAATCCCCGAATATACCGTCGGGGCAGCCACACCTTCGTGTGACCGCCGGAACGGGTATTCGGAGTGGAGGATTTTACGCATAGTTATGATCCTTATTAAAATCCATTCGCCTTTATGCCGGAAAATTCTACTCGTTAGTATTCCAGTTTCTGAAGTGATTTTTCAATCTTTCAACAGTGTGTCGCCACTTTGGCGTTGTCGGTTTACAAACGGTATTTTGATTACCAAAGAACCCAAGTTCATTTACTGCATCCTGTTCACTACGGGTTTCAAGCCACTTTACTGAGACAAAATACTCAGATTTATCGGGATCACCTGAGTTATCACGATAAAGGTTTCCATGCTTAAGCACGTCCATTGCGAGTTTTTCGCCAGCCTCAGTACTGATTGTAAAGCTGCTGGCTGGCTCAACGGCACTTTGTACAATACCGACGCCTACATAACCTGTTTTTGGGATGTTAACCCAGACGCGTTGACCGGGCTGAAGCTGTTTTAAGGTCTGGCTGTACCAGCTTCCGCCACCAGCACTGATAAAACCGTAACGGCGCGCCTCTTCCCAGTTACGACTATTTGAGTCACCGAACGAGACATAGAACTCTCCGTTCCAGGGTTCTTTTGATTGAGCACTCGTACCTGCGGTGGCCTGAGCAGCGTTAGTTTGCGTCTCGCTGGGATCGAGAAGCCAGGCGCGACTTAAAAACTGCTCGTCTCCGTGCTGAAAGACTTTGAAGAACAGCACGTTAATAGAAATACCATTTTTACTTAGATAGTCGACAATGCGTTCGGTGGACGGATCCAGTTCCGCCGCTACGATAATGATTTGATGCGACTGATTAATAGACTCTTCTTCTAACTCAGTATTGAAACGTTGCTTAAAGGCGTCACCCAGATTACCGCCGCCAGAGAATTTTTCATAAATTTGTGACAGGCGGTCTGCGGTTAAATCATCTACCCATGAAGCGTAATCCAGCGCCTGAGCGACTACCTCGCGCGGTGTGCGGTCGCGTTTCAGCTCTATCAGGATTAGCGAGGCATCAGGCGCTATCGCCAGCAGATCAATACGTCCCTTATCGAGCGTATTTTCCTGATGCCCGATAATCATCCACTGGTCCGAAAGAATGGTTGGGTCGTTTAAGATCATTCTTTCCAGCAAACTTTCGCTGGCCAGCTTGCTGATAGTCAGTGGCTGGGGGGTATCACCTACCCGCCAGATAGCATGATGAACCGGCATCGTCTGTTCCTTAGTTTAAGGCTGCATCAGTGAGTGCATCCGCCAGGTGAAGCTGAGTTTGCTGGGCGGATTGCAGGCGAGATTTGAGCGTGTCCAAAAGAGAAAATAAGGCTTCCACTTTGTAAACAACACGGCCGAACTCTTTGAGTGGCGGGCATGGTACAAATAGTTGGCTAAGTATCTCTAAATTAATGTTTTTTTGAGCTGTTGAGGGGGCGTATTTCTCTAGCGAGGACTTCATTGTTCTCATAAAGAAATCAAAATATTTAACAGGAATATCCGCAATGAATGGGGAATAGCCCACAACACTATCGGGGAAACAAGCATCAAACTCTAATATTCCCGAGTCTGCAATATTTGCAGCGATAGTGATACACAAAGTCCCTTTCGGCCAAATTTTACTCTGCTTAACTCCTAACTCATTATACAACGCGGTAAATGTCTTAATAAAACCATTCGAACGTGAAACATCTCCGGTTTGCACTAAAGGAAACTTACCGTCTACGTATAATGCAGGATCATTTCTAGGTCGGTGCTTAGATTTCCCTCTAGCTAATTCGCCGAGCTCAGGTAGACGACACCACTCCCAACCTTTCGGCAACTCAAACGGTTTCTCATCATCACTAATCGGTGGCAAAGGTTTTTGTTTTTTAATTTTACCTTCTTTCACCAGTTGCGCTTTTTCCTGCTCAATACGTTTAAGCAGTTCAGATGCAGGTTCATCGTTCGGATCCTGCGGCACCAGTTTACCCATCACTGCTAGTTGCAGAATGGTTTGCTTAAGCGCATCAATGCTGGCTTCGGTGGTAAACAGCGTGTCGAAATGCTGGCTGATTCGCGCCCAGTTTTCCGCCAGCCCTTCTGCGTTCTGGCTGTTGGTTAGCGTTGCCAGCAGAGTATCTACAAGCTGAGAATGTGCATCAAGACTGGTCAGGGATTGCTGTTCCAGCTGATCGCACAAGGCCATGAGTTCGCCGACCTTATTTACGATAAGATCTTGCTCATGAGAAGGAGGTATAGCAATGAGACCTGAGAAAAATTGTTTATCATTAATAGCTGGATAAGCTATTCCTGTTTGACATCCTTCTACATAAGTAATGAATGTTGATGAGCGAAGATAATAATAAATGTAATTTGAAAATATCCCTTTGAAAGGGTGGATGATGGCAAATGCAGTACTGGCAATAGGCTCTGGGTCGAATTTTTCTGAAACTGTTGCAATGTTTAATAGATATGGTCTTACAGTTGAGTAAACAACTGTACCTTCTTTTACTATCTTTCTTGCCCTGGATGGAGCATTTTCCGCCTGAACAATTTCAGGTTCACTGATAATACCTAATTCTTTATTGATTGAGCCTACATCAATATAAGTAAATTGAAGATCTGGTGTTTTTTGACCCCAATCATGCCCTATTTCAGAAATTCTGACCCACTCCCAACCAACCGGCAATTCAAATGGCTTTTCATCTTCACTGATTTCCGGCAAAGGTTTCTGTTTTTTAATCTTCCCCTGCTTCACCAGCTCGGCTTTTTCAGCGGCAATGCGTTTTAGCAACTCAGACGCAGGTTCATTATTTGGGTTCTGGGGCACCAGCTTGCCGCGCACGGCCAGTTCCAGAATCAGTTCGCGCAGTTTTTTAATGCCATAAAGATCAATCTTGCCGTTGTTGCCGCGTCCAGCCGTTGAACGTGTCTGTAAGGCAGATGTCCAGATATTGATATGTTGGGTGATCAGTTGCTCAGCAGACATCAGTTGACCTCCTTGCCCGCAAGCGCGGCACCGAGGATATCGTGTAGCTGGTGGCGCAGTTGGTTGATTTCGGTTTGCTGCTGCCGATACTGCGCCAGCAGCTCATCGGGATCATGGCTGATTGCTTCTGCCTGATGCGGATTTTTGATATCAAGGTTGAAGTTACGTGTAATGACTTCATCAATGCTGACTTTCCAGGCGTGTTCGTTTTCAACACGGCTGGCAAAGCCGTCGGCTTCATTGCCCCACCAATCGATCTCCGGCTGAAACTCTTCAACCTTCATTGGGCGGGTTTTGCTGTAGTTTTTCACGCCTTCAGGATAGGGATGTTCATAGAACCAGATGTCGTGTGTCGGCTGGCCTTTGGTGAAAAACAGCAGGTTAGTTTTGATGCCGGTATAGGGATTAAACACGCCATTCGGCAGACGTACGATGGTGTGCAGGTTGCACTCCTCTGTCAGCAGCTTTTTGATTTTGGTTTTAACACCTTCACCAAATAGCGTGCCGTCCGGCAGTACTACGGCGGCGCGTCCTTTATCCGCGAGCACTTCCACAATCAACTGCAGGAAGAGGTCAGCAGTTTCACGCGTTTGCGTTTCAGAGGGAAAGTTTTTCTCGATGCCATCTTCTTCGGTGCCGCCAAATGGCGGGTTGGTAACAATGACATCGAACTGCTTATCCCATGATGAGAGCGGCTTGCTTAACGTATTGTCATGGCGAATTTGAACCGGAACTTCAATACCGTGCAGCAGCATATTGGTGGTACAAAGCAGGTGTGGGAGCTGCTTTTTCTCTACGCCGTGAATCTGCTTCTGCAGCGTTTGGTGATCATCGGTGCTGTGAACGTAGTTGGCTTTAATATGGTCAACCGTGCAAGCTAGAAATCCACCGGTACCGCAGGCGGGATCAATCACTCGCTCGCCCAGTTTTGGATCGATACGGTTAACCATAAAGCGGGTAACGGCACGTGGCGTATAAAATTCACCAGCGTTACCGGCGCTTTGCAGGTCGCGCAGAATCTGTTCGTAGATATCGCCAAACAGATGGCGTTCGTTGCTGTCGCCGAAATTGATCTCATTCAGTTTGTTGATCACCTGACGCAGCAGCGTGCCGTTTTTCATATAGTTATAGGCATCGCTGAAAGCTTCCCGCACCACAAATCCACGAGGATTTTTATCACGAGGTGCAGGCAGGTTTTTCAGGGCAGGGAAGAGATCGTCATTGACGAACTCAAGCAGCGCGTCGCCCGTTATGCCTTCTGCATCAGCCGCCCAGTTGCGCCACAGATAACGTGCGGGAACCGGCAGACGATATTCTTCTGCATCCATTATGGCTTCCAGCTCTTCTTCCTGAGTGTCGAAAATTTTTAAAAACAACAGCCATGAAAGCTGACCCAGACGTTGCGCATCGCCGTCCACACCGGCGTCTTTACGCAT